GTAGAGAGCAGCTTCGCCTGCAAACAGCGAGTTGTAGTTGGCAACAGCCGATGCGCTTGCAGAGGCGGTGTAGATGCCGCGCATTGTGACCGTGCGCTGCCCGTTCGCGCCTGTTTCGACCAGCACTTCGATCTCCTGCAACGAGCTGCTGGCAGTTGCTGGCAGCTTTGCGTCGATCTGCACCGTGTAGACGCGGCTGTAGCCTCGGTCGATCTCCTGGTTACCTGCCTTCACCACCTCGGCTTTGCACATCAACATCGTGCTGCCCATGGTGTAGGTCCACGCACTGCCGTCCAACGAGATGACCAGCGTTGCTCCGTGCGTCAGCCGTTTGCTGAAAGCTTCCTGCACCGCATCGCTCTTCGTGCGCAAGTCGGAGTAGCTGGTCGCCACGACGACAACGTCGAACGACAAGCGCAACTGGTCGTAGCTCTTCGTGAAGACGTATGGCCCGTTCAACTGGTAGCCGCTGCTGCTGCCACCGACCGCGAACGAATCGAACGTGATGGTGAACGGGTTGGTGACGGGCATGGCTTAGATCCAGTTGGCTGGGTTCATGACTCCGATCAGTTTGTCGAAGCCCTTGTCGATGGCATCCGTGATCTTGCCGATCACCTTGTCCACGATCTGACTGGCATCCGAGTGGAACATCGGATCGCGCTCAAACAGCATGCGCCCGTGCTCTTGCGTCTGGTTGATCGTGCGCATGTTCTCAAAGAACGAGCGCATCATCGGCGTGGTCTGGCCCAGCTTGCCTGCCTGCATGCCGAATGCCTGGATGGTTGCTTCGCGTGCGTTCTGCGAGGCAGCCGCGTCGGCCTTCAGATCGCCCAAGGCCCAGCCCATGAACTGGTTGGCAAACGGGCTGACCACTTCGCTGAGGATATCGGACGCTGCGCTGTTTGTCGGGCTGGCAAACGCATCGCGTGCTTGGCCGATCAAGTTGGAAGGCGACAGGTCGATTCCGATGCCGCCTCGGATGCCGTCGCTGATCGTTGACCCGATGCTTTTCGCAGCAGTGCCTGCTTGGCGCATCAGACCCGACAACGCTTGCATCGCACGCGAGGTGTCCAGCTTGACTTCAACTTCTGCGGTGTCTGCCATGGTTCAAAAGATCATGCGGGCTTTGCGGATGGCTTTGCCAGCCAAGGTGAATCCCAGCGGCATCATAGCTCGGTAATACAAGGTCGCCTGCCGCCACCGATCCAGGGTGCCGTTGCGAGCAAAGTGCTCGGTGAACGCGTCTGCCCCGCGAAGGATGACCATGTCGGCGAGGTTGTTCACGCCGATGTCCTTCTTGATCTGGCGTTCGCCCTTGTGCCTGAGCAACGCCATGTGCTTGAGCATGTCGTAGCTCTTCTTGACGTTCGGGTCACCAGAACGGATGGCCTGCAACGCCAAGCGATTGCCCGTCATCGCAGCGCGTGCATCAATCGCAGCGCGTGCGTCTGGTCCTGCGTCTCCGAAGATAAACTCTTCCGCGAACTCGCCCATCTGGCCGAAAGTCTTGCCAGTGGTCAACCGCAGCGCGACAGCACCGACGAGCGCGATTGCTGCTGCCGCCAACGCTACTGGGCCAGCAGCCACCACACGCGACATCGACCCAAGGCGACCCGCCTTTGCCAGCGTGCGCACCAACCGATACTGCCTGGCCAAGCTGCGCTGCCGCATCAACCGATGCAGCACGCCGCCTTTGCGCATGGCGTTGGAGACCTTGCGCTTCACCTGGGTCTGGGACTTGTGGTCCAGAATGCCCAGATCGTCGATCTCAGGGACGATGGTGACTGGATCCATCACACCACCAGGAAGCTGCCCACCAAGGTGCCGTCGCTGGCAGCAGCCGCTGTGCCTGCGCGACGCGGGTCGTATTCGGCATGGACGGTATAGACCCCAGCAGGCACCGACGTTGCGGTGTAGGTGGTAGCCGTGCCCAAGTAGAGCGTTGTGGCTCCTGTGCTGGTTTCCTGCGGCGTGCTGCCCGTGCGGTAGGTGAGTCGGTAGCGCAAGAAGTCGAAGCGCGACGAGCAGTGCTGCCCGACCCACGACAGCACAAGCGACTGCCTGTTGAGTTGCTGCGGTTCCGCGTAGTGCGGCTGCGAACTGCACATCCCGGTCACGCCAAACGAGTCGTAGGCCACGTGCCGACCTTCACCGATCTGCTGCGGAGCCGCCACGCCTTGGCCGCTCACGATCATGCTGGCACCGTCGAAGCCCGTCATGCTTTGCAGCGTGGACCGCACCCGTTCCGCAACTTCCGCAACGCCAGCACCTGCTGACGAGCCAAGGTCTTGACGGCTGGAACCGATGATTGCGAACTCGCCCATCGCGTCGCCTGCAACCTCGACGCATGTCACAACGGTGAACTGCTGCTCGATCAGGTCTGGGTGGTCCGCGTCCGGTGTTCCCGCGTCCATCGTGATCAAGGCAAACGGGAAGCCTGGGTCCAGTTGCTTCTCGTCTGGCGAGCCGCCGTAGACGAACACACTACGCGACCCAAAGACCAGCCCTTGCGAGCCTGCTCCCCAGCGCAGAGCCTGCAACCGATGCTTGATCTGTTGTGCCAGTTGCCACGGGTTCACGACAAGTCCTCGTCTGCCTCTTGCCCGAAGAACGTCCTGCCTTGCGGAGTGCGCGACGCAGCTTGTTGCTGCCCGTGCATCAGGATTCGCGCTGCAATGTTCTTGGCAAGAGCCTCGGCCATCTTGGCTTCGCCCTCGATGTCCCCACGCGAATGCGCCGAGTTCGCGTCGGCTGCTTGCGGGTTGGCGACGCTGTAGCCGACAGCCACGCACATGTCCTGCGCGTATTCATCGCCCAGCATGGCTAGCTGCTCCTGCTCCATCACGCTGAGTCCGCAGAACAGGTCCATGGGAGGACGGTGCGCACGCAGCCACCGAGTGAAGACTTCGTTGGTCAGCTTGACGACTCGCTTGCTCTTGAATGGCCACATCATGTCACCGAAAGGTCTGCGAGCCTGCCGATCTGGAGGATCTTGCCCGTTGCACCTTGCAACAGTTCAAACGCCATCGGCATGCCCAGTTCTTGCGTGCGCTGCCACGACAACGCTTCACCGTCCTGAATGTCTGCGATGGCTCGGTAGGCGATCACCGCAGGGACATTGATCACATCGTCTGGAGCAAACAGGACGGTCTTGGCCTGATCGAACTGCGACACGCCAGGGATCGCCTGCCCAGGGACAGTCATCAGCGCGTGCCGCGTGACTGCGCCCACGGAGTAGTGGTCCGGTTGCAGCAACGCCAGCGCATCGTCATCCCAGCCGCGAATCATGCAGGCCATGACCCAGCGGTGGTTGGCTTGCAGGTAGTCGCTGACTTGCCCCAGCCCTTCGCTTTGCACCAGTGCCGTTTGACCAAGCGAGCGCACGGCCAGCGACTTGGTGTAGCCGATCTGCGTGCCTCCATATGGGAACGGCAGCGACAAGTTGGTCGGGTTGATGACCAGCTTTCCGCTGGCTCGGATGATCTTGTTGACGTTCTTTGCCATCAGCGAGCCTTGGCGATCTTGACTCCAATCGCCTTCTTGACGTTGCGGCGTGTTGCAGCCGTGATGCCGACAAACGGACGGGCTGGGACTTTCCCCTCAATCTGCACGCCCATGTATCTCCGATTGAGGAGCCAGCCCAGCCTGCCCTTGATCGTTTTGCTTTGACGCTTCAGCCACTTGGCGAGGCGTTCCTGAATGGTCTTGGTGACGCGAACGCTCTTGGTCTTGCCACCTTTCTGATGCACGTTGGCATACGGCAGCACGGTGCCCACCTTGACCACGCGACCAACCACGCGATACGCGATGCTGCGACGCAACGCTCCCGTGTCCACCAACGCAGGACGTTGGTCCATGCGACGCGAAGGCGGGCTGGAGCGGCCTTGCCCAAAGTCGGCCAGGATGCCGAACGTGTTGACCTTGCCACGCGGTCGCCAAGGCGTGCCATCCCACCGTTGTGCCTTAAACGCGTCCTGCGACTCGGCAACCATGAGGATGCCGATCTGCTTCAAGAGCGTCTTCTGATCCGTCAGCGTCTTGCGGATCGCTGCGATCTTGGCACCAGGGATGACCTTGCCCTTGCGTGGCATCAGTCCTCCGCAGCCTTTGGCTGGCTCAGGAACCCAGCAGGCAGTCCCGCTGGATCGCTCCAGCCGTAGATCTTGCTGCCGTCGCTGTTCAGCTCGCTGCTTTGCTGCGTGCCGCTGTTGGACGTTGGCACGATGCGAGCACGCGGCTTCGTCTTGCGGATCTTGGCGATCAGCCCGTCATCGCCAAAGACCGTCTCCCACTTGACGTTCTCGATGGCACTGGCCGTGCCTCCGCGTCGCCACAGCATGGCGATCACGCCAAGCTCTGCCGCCTCCAGGTGCTGCGCGTTGGAACTGTCGTAGGCGGCTTGCGCATACAACGGGAACAGGTCGATGACTGCCTGCGCGGCGCGTCGGCCTGCAACGTGGTCGATCTCGGTGGCCGAGCGGTCACGCGTGTTGGTCAGCGTCACCAAGCCATCCAGGTCGTAGTCGCAAACCACTGCGTTCCACAACTCCGCGTAGGTCGGCTCGGCTCCGTTGTAGATCGCGTCCCATGCCGCGAACGCTCGTTGCTCCAGAAGCGTGATGCCCGCTGCGCTGTAGTGCGCTTCGTCACCGCCTCCGTTCTTCGGCGCATCGGTCATCGAGAACGTGCGCATGTATGGGTCGGCATCCGCGACAGCCTGAATGGCCGCGTTGACGGTCGCCAAGTAGGGCCATGGCGCAGCCATGCTCGTCCCACTGATCTGCGGTTGCACCCACGGGATCGTGTCCGCAGGCCCGTGAAAGAAGCCCGAGGCGTAGACCAAGTTGCGCACGGCAGACTTGAACGACTTCAGGTTGCTCTCGTAGCGAAGCGCGAACGCTTCGTTGTTTGCTGCCGCATCGCCTTCGCCTTGCACGAAGAAGATGCCGATGCACTCCAACGTGTCGCCATCGCGCAACGCAGCAAGGCGAGCCGCATCTAGCGTGTCGACCAACCGCGCATAGCAGTTGTTGCGATCTCCAGGTGCCCAGCTTGTTTGCTGTTGCGGGTCAAACCACCCGATGGACGGCACCGGAATGACCGCGTTGGAATACAGGTCGTTGTGCGCCAACGTCACGCCATCGACGGCAAGGTTGACCACGTAGATCGCTTCGCCCAGCTTCTCTTGCAGCAAGTTGGCCATGCCTACGTGGTAGGCGGCGCGTGCCGTCACGGCGAACGGCGACCCAAGACCGTAGAGGTAGGACTCGCCCACAAACGGCTGGTAGAAGACCTGATGCGCGATGTGGTTCGGGTAGTTGAACCCCGGCGGGAACGTATTGATCTTGCCGAGCAACCGAAGGTAGTGCGGCACCGACATGGCCGCGCTGTAGGCAAGGTTGATCGTGATCGTGGTCGCGGTGACCTCTACCACGAAGTGCGTGCCTTGGTAGGTGGTTTGCGCTGGCGTGCTTGGTGGCACCGCTGGTGCGATCACGTTGACTGCCTGCCCAGCGACGATGCCGTGACCAGCAGGAACGGTGAATGCTGCAAAGCCTCCGATGCCCGATGCGATAGCGGATGCCGTGACCGTTGTCGTTGTCGCTCGACCCTCGATAGGGCACCAAGGCAACCAGTAGGCCCACTTCTCGAACGGCACCGCAGTGTCGTTCACCGGAGGCGGCTCGATGACGAACGTGTCGCCATCGTTGGGATGGTTAGGCAATGCCTCGCTGAAGGTGATCTTGACCGTTGGAACTCCGACGCCTACGTCGTTTGCAATCCCTGCGTCAAGCGTGATGCTGCTGACGTAGCGAATCAGTCCGACGTTGTTCGGATGACCGCTGGCAGTGCAACGCACGCGCATTCCAGCAAGCGATCCGTTCCACGATCCATCCGTTCCGAAGTCGTCTCCGTAGCGAGCCTCAAGGCAGATGTAGTTGCCTGAGCCGCTCGCAACACCCGTCTGGTGCGTGTAGGTGATCTCCTCTCCGGTGATCGGAGGCGGATCAAAAGCAGGCGTGACGATGAACTGGTCCGCAGCCACGCCAAACCATGTGGTGACCGTGTGCGTGGTGCCCGTGCGCTCACGCGTGATCGTTCGACCGACAGGGCTGTATTGCCACTTCAGCGAAGTCGTCAGCGCGGTAGCTGTTGTCGTGCTGACTTGATTGTTGAACCCCGTGACCCGCGCCGTGCCTGGGTAGGTCAGGTAGGCGATGCCCGTGGCGCATGGGTTGTAGAACGTGAGGTAGCGGATCGCATCGACCGCGCTTCCCTTCAGCGAGCACGTTGGGAACTCAGGCCACGTCCCGGGCAATGTGAACGTGTCGTTGTAGCCGCCGCGTGAGGCATCCGCACTGAGAGGCAACGCCGCGTAATCGACGTAGAGGCCAGCATGCAGAATGCCCCACGCCGCGTAGTCCGCATGAGTCCCTGCGTTGCTCTGGCCGAAGGTCAGGAAGAACTTGCGGATCGCCATGGTTTACGTCGGGTCGGTGAACGTCGGGGAACCACTGCTGGGCAGGTAGCCGTAGCCACTGACCCACAGCCACCATTGGATCTTGCCAGTTGCGGGAGCACCACCAGTGTCCGTGAACTCCAACGTGTCATCCACGCGCCACGCAGTCGGGCTGGCCGCGTTTTGCCGCAAGCACCAGTAGGTGCCGTCGATCAGATCCCACGGCGCGAAGATCGCGTCATCGACAAGCAGGTAGCCGCTGCTGCTGCTGGCCCACTCGATCTCAACGTCCATCGGTTCTTCGTTGAACTGGCGGAACCAGCAGTTCTGACCCGTGGACAACACGATCTCGTTCCAGCCCGCCGACAGCGATGCGATGGAAGTCGTGATCGACTTGCTGCCCAGGCGCAACACGATGTTGCCGCCCGAAGCCGAGCCAGCCGTCGCGTTCACCATGATGCGCAAGAAGTAGGGCGTGGTCGGATCCAAGCGACGCACGCGCATCGAGGTCAACGGCTGCTTCAGCGTCACCGTTCCGCCACCGCTTGCGATCTTGAGCGACCCATGCACGCTCGCACCTGGGTGCGTGCGGTAGTAGGTGGTCAGGTCTTGCGAGACGCTTGCGCCGCCTGCGCTCTCGGTCCACCCTTGGAACTTGGGGCTGGCCGTTGCGCTGTATTCACTCCACGACGAGTTGGACAGCAAGCTGCCGCCAGCACCCGAGCCTGCGTGACGCGACACCACCGTCGTGCGTGCTGCTTCGCCTGAGCCGTAGCTGGCACGCAGGATCGAGTCGAACGCTGCGGCTTGGCCCAGCACCTCAAAGACCTCCGCCCACTTGTCGGTGCCACTGTTGGCATCGCTGCGGCAGCGGTAGATCTTCTTCTCAACATGGCACGCCTCCATGTTGTAGTTGTTCTGGTCCACGGTCAGACGGGCCATGGCACCGTTGCCGATGTTCGCGCCACCAGCCGTTGCCGTCGTGTCGTAGGTAATCGCTCGGCTCTTCACCGTGAGCGTGTTGGCGTGGAAGTACTCGTAGAGCGCGACGAATATCTCAGCCGCGTTGCGGTAGCCGCCACCGAACGACCCTGTCGATGCCGCACTCAGGATGCGTGCGTATTCGTAAAGCACTGGCGTGACAACGGCAGCAGCCGCACCTGGAGTGAGCAGGTTGTTGCAGGTGCTGCGGAACCCCGAGACGAACTGAGACAGGTCGTTGGGCGCGTAGTCGCCTTCCAACGATTGCAGCAGCACATCCCACTTGTTGCCCGCTCCAGCGAGCGTCCCGTCCACGTAGTTGCGGAAGGACTCGATGATGCCGATGGCGTTGCGCCACTGGGTTTGGATCTCAGCTTCGGTAGGGGTTCCGCTCATGGTTCAACTCACTTGATCTCATCGGGCCACTCCAGGCCCGTGACTTCCAAAACGTCAGGGTAGAAGTCGCTACGGCTGCCGCGCTCTTGGTCTTCGCAAAGGACGGCAAACATGTAGCGAGCCGCAGGCACGTCGTTCTTGCTCGGCGTGTAGGTGTTGAGCGGCTTGTTGCGCTTCTTGCGGTCGTCGATCTCCGCGTTGGTCGGGATCGTGATCAGGTTGCCACGCTGTGGGCGCACATGGTTGTCACCGATGTTCTGCCCAGTCCCAGGCTCCTGAAT